ATGCTGAAAAACCTACGCCGCGCTCTTGGGTTGAGTATCAGCAAAACCTACGCCAAAAAAACCTACGCCATGTACTTCAATGCCCGCGCTGCCAAGCTGCTCAAGCCTGGCGAACATATGACCATCGACGGATGCCCTGGGCTGCGCTTTGAATGTAGCGCTTCACGCCGAAGCTGGATCTACCGCTACAAGTCGCCTGTGGACGGAAAAATGCGCCAAGTCAAGCTTGGCGCGTGGCCGGCTATGTCATTGGCCGGCGCCGTCGTCGAGTGGGAAAAGCTACGCCAAGCGCGCGATACCGGTCGCGATGTCGCCGTCGAGAAGCGTTCTACTCGAACGCTGGCTCGGGCAACGACCAATGGAGAAATTGTACCGGAGCGTGTTCCGTACACCGTGCGCAGGCTATGCGAGGACTATTTGGTTGGTCACATCGAGCGCAATCGCACATTCAAGGGCGCAAAGGAAGTGCGTCGAATGTTCGACACAATGCTTGAGTCGATAGCCGATGTGCTGCCGCAGAATGTGACTCGCGCCATGGCTTTCGATCTCTTGAACGCTTTTGCGCATATTCCGGTCCAGGCTGGCAAGCTTCGTACCGAACTGGGGGCCTCCTGGGACTACGGCCACGACTCCGGCCGGTTGGCCGAGGATGTGCCGAACTGGTGGCGTCAGATTATGCGCGGGCGCCTGCGCAGTGTCGGCAAGCGTATTGAGGGTAAGCCGATCGGAAAAGTGAAGCGCGTCCTGTCCGACCAAGAAACAGGGGAACTGATTCGCTGGCTGCCGAATTTCTCGGCTTTGGTCGACGACGTATGCACGATGTATCTGTGGACCTGCACGCGTGGTGATGACATCGTCGAGATTCGAGTCGAGGAGATTACCGAAGAGGAGGATGGTCTTTGGTGGACCATCCCGAAGGCAAAGACCAAGATTGCCAAGAACGACAACGCACCGGATCATCGAGTGCCGCTGGTGGGCCGTGCCGAGGTGGTGGTGCGGCGGCGCATGGCAAATGCCAAGGATGGTTGGCTGTTTCCGTCAAGGGCGGGAGGTCCAACTGAGCAGAAGGCCATTCAGAGTGCTGTCTGGAGTCGCCAGCCGTACTGCAAGTCCCGTCCCGAGTTGGAGCGATCGCGCCTGCCAGTGACCCACTGGGCGCCGCATGATCTGCGGCGTACCGGGCGCACGATGCTAACTGCATTGGGCTGCCCGACAGACGTGGCCGAATCGATCCTGGGCCACATGCTGCCGGGTGTGGAGGGAGTCTACAACCGCCACACGTATGATCGTGAAAGGCGGGAGTGGTTGACGCGGCTCGGCGCGCATTTGGAGGCGCTCGCGGCCGCCAGGTAATCAACGGTGGCCGGTGTTCGGTGGTGGCGGAAGGTTGGACACCGGGCATGCCTCCGCCCATGCCTGAACTTCACGCACGAGCCACCCGACGCGGCGTGACGAAATCATACGTGGCTTGGGGAACCTCTCTTCGCGCACCAATTGTTGCACTGTTGTTTCGGACAGAGAGACTGCGGCGGCAACAGACTGCAGATCAAGGTAGATGACGGTCTTCACTTGCATTGTCATTCAACATTCTTGGTTTATTTTGGATCTTTTCGGGTAGCGGTCGGGGCGCACTGAACTCCTTACGCGTTGGCTCGCTTTCCAGACTCGAACACCCAGCACTTGACGGTCTCCGGCCGTTTGGGCGCGTGCAGGTGTTCGCGGTTGTGATAGGCACTGATGGCGCTGTTGACAGCGCGGATATCCACAAACTTGCGCTGACGCGAGGTTTTCAGCACGCGCTTCAAGTCCTCAATGGTGGGCAGCTCGATACGCCGCTCGCCGGCCGCCTGAGCCATGTGCTGAAGGTTGATCGCGATCAAGCCGGCCCCGCGTGAGTGGTTGAGGATGGGGCGGTCGTCGTCGGCCGACTCGATGAAGTCGTAGACCTCCCAAAACTGCTGGACGTGCTTGTGATCCGCGCTGATGGCTTGCTGACGCGCCGCAGCCATGCGGCCCAGCTCGGCCAGGCCGGCGGCGTGCTGCGCATCGGTCAGCGGCAAGACAAGCCGCAGGGCATCGACCATCGCCATGATTTGCGCATGGTTCTTTGCCAGGCGCACCGTTTTCACTTCTGGGCGCTCCAGCAGAAAATTCTCGTGCTGCGACACGCAGGCATTGAATGCCTCCAGCACGCGGTTTTCCGCCATGACGGCCGCAAGGAGGAAGGCAGACACGTCCTCGATGGCGATGCGCTCCAACGCCTCTGCGGCGGCGCGCGTGGCGGGCGTCTGCGCGGATCGGTCGCAGTAGATATGCACGATGCGCTGAAGCACCGCGTCGCTCGCGCTGACCTCGGCGTTCTGGCTGATGACGACGGCCCCCCTGAAAGGCGGCTCGTAGGTTTCGTTGCCGCCGTTCTTGACCCCGCGCGCGCGGGTGCTGCGGCCGTTGTAGGCAGTCTTGAGCTCGTCCCAATCGAAGCCGCGTTGCTTGGCTCCCTCCTCGCTCCGATCCGCCTCGATCAGCACCACAGGCAGATTGGACACTTGCGCGAAGTTCCGGGCGCGCGCTGCCAGGGATGACTTGCTCGGGTCGAAGCCTTCGTAGTCGCGTCGGCCGCACAGTTTCCACAGGAATTCGATCAGCGTGGTCTTGCCGGCGCCAGGTTCGCCCACCAGCTCCAGGAATGGATAGCTCTTATGTGCCGAACGGATCTGCTCCGCAAACAAGCTGCCGAACCAGAAGGCCAGAGCGACGAGCCCCTTGGGTCCGAAAGCCAGCCACAGCAGGGCGAGCCAGTCGGCGGACATGGCTTTGACATCGGTGTTGAGGCTCAGGGTGGCGGACTGGCTGATGGTCTTGATGGCAAGTTTGCCGATGTCGAAGAAGTCTTCATCATTGAGGCGGTAAAGCCGACCGTCCTTGACCGCCACGTCGCCGTAGACGTAGCAGCCGTATTCCTTGCTGTATCCCACGTAATCGATGGTCTGCACCGTGGGGATGCGTGCCAGCTGGCGCGCGAGGTAGCCGTCGAGCTGGGCGCCCGTGCCGGTATACATGGCACCCGGCGCCACGCCCAGCAGGCGCTTCTTGAACTCGCTGCTGCTGGCGATCTGCGCACTGGTGAAGGTCGCCTTGATCGGCTCGCCATCATGCGGAAAGGCTACGCGGAAGTAGTACCAGGACTCGTCGGTTTGCGGGCTGGCCTGGTAGTAGAGCGCGGTGGGCTGACAGTTGGCGATCATCTGCACCACGCCGGCGCGCAGCACGGCGTGCTCGCGCACTTCGTCGTCGGGCATGTCGGGGTGTGCTTCGCGCACCGCGGCGGTTTCGCGCTGGAAGGCGTCCAGTTCCAGCTTGAACCAGTACAGCCGGTTCCGATAGTCGAACGGGAATTGTGCGTCGCCGCCTCGGTGATAGGTAAGGCGGGCCTTCTCGGATGGGCTGGCAGCGGTGAACAAGTCGCCCAGGTAGCGGTATTCCTCCACGTGTTGCGGCGATAGCCGGTCACGCAGGTGCAGCTCGTTCCAATCCAATTTGAGCTTGCTTGCCTGCTTGGGTAGCGCTGCGGCTGCGGCCCAGCCGTCCGCACGGGCACGCTCGATGTGCTGGGCCATGTAGCGATGGCCGGCGCGGTCATCGTCGAGCGCCCATACAAGACGCGGACGTGTTCGGCCGGCAACCGCGCATTGCTCCGCCAAAGCGGCCAGCGCGGCACGCGGGTAGTTGACGCACGACAGCAAGGCCACGGCCGCAATGCCGTGGTGCAGAAGCGCGATCGCGTCAAAGATGCCCTCCACCAGCCACAGTTCGCCGGCCTCGGATGGCAGGTTGGGCGGTTGCCACCAGGTGCCGCCATATTGCCCATGGAACGTGGCCTTGCGGTCGCCGAACCGCTCCGGCTGGTCGATGATGCGCTCCCAGTACGCTCCCGCAGCAAGGGGAAAGCGCACTGTGGCGCTGCCAATCTTCAGTTCGTGGCTGTAGTAGCTCTCCTGCACATACCAGCCGGCAATGCGTGCCAGATCGAAGCCGCGGGCGTCGCGCAGGTAGGCATCCGCAGCGGCGTTGGGGGCGTCGGGCGAACGCACATAGCGGTCGCTCCACGATGCGAACAGCTCGGGGTACAGCTCTTTGACGTGAGACTCGGACGCGCATTTGTTGAGGCGGTTGCAGCGGACGACCCAGGGAGCGTCGGAGAAGGTCCACAGCGTGCGCTTGCCGCAGGAGGGGCAGACACCCGCCTCAAGCTTGTTCTGGCGCTCCTTGAAGTCGTAGTCGCGCAGCAGGCGGGACACGATGTCGGCGGTGAGGGCTGCATTCATCCCTTGCCCCCAAATAGGGAAGCGGAGCGGACGTTCCTGATTTCGCAAAGTCGCATCACAGGCTCTCCGGCACGGTCGGTTGCCCACCTGTAAGGGGGCCGACAGGCTGGGCTTCCCAGTCGATTCCGTTCCAACTCGCAAAGCGAATCAGCTGCTGGTGGTAGTAGTCGCCGCCCTGGATGTTCCAGAGCGGCACCGGTACACCGCGCATCCACCGCCGGATGATTTCGCGGCCGATGTGTTCCACCAGCACGCCGGCGTCGTGGCTCTCGTTCCAGGCCGGATTGATCTGCGCGATATGCCACAGAGCGGCAAGGTAGTCGTCGGTGCAGCCTTGCAGGCTGTTGGTGTCGATGTTGAAAGCGATGGATGTTTTCATGGTTGTAACGTGGAACAGTCAGTCGTCCAGATCGCCGGTGGCGCGGCGCTTCAGGTCAACGGGGGAGGAATTGGTGCGCTGGCGCCGCCGCAGGCGGGGCACCAGCGCGTTTGCGGCGGCGACCACGGCCGCGCGGAGTTCGGGCGGCATGGCGTCATAGGGCGTGGTGAGCCGCAGGAAGCGGTGGGTCCAACGCACGTCCGCTTCCGTGATGTCGGGCTTACCCATGGCGGCGGCGGAAAAAACCGCGCCACACGCCGTGGCCGTAGCACAGCGTGAAGAACAGGCTGGCGGTGAACATCCCAGCCTCGCCGGTTACGTGTGTCAGGTACAGCCAGGCCGGCTGACCGAGCAGGCCGACTAGCGCGCCCCAGCGCTGGGTGTGAGCGCCGTAGTTCAGCAGCGCGGCCGACACCAGAGCGGACGCCAGCATCCACAGGTCTGCCAGGGCGAGCATTACGCGGCCTCCCCGGCGGGACGGGCGCAGCCGTCGCGGGCTGGCGGGTTCTCAGGGGCCGGGGCTTCCAGTTCGCGCAACACCTGCGTGAATGCGTCAGCACGGGAAGAGGCAAGCACCGTCATATGGAGGTGCTGACCGTTCGGGGTCGTGATTCGTATCAGATAGGTATTCATGCGGTACCTCTCAGGCCAGGCCCGGCAGTTGTTGCTGGCAGGCAATCGGCGCCAGCTTTGCCAGCGGGAGCGCGGACATGCCCAACAGGCGCGAGACATGCAGCAGGTTCGCGTACAGCTCCTGTGCAACCGGCAACGCCTGCGCAGCGGCCAGCTCGCGCACCAGGGCGCCGCGATAGCGCAGCGCGGCCAAGTGCTGCGGCACGGTCAGCGTTGCCACCTTGCGTGGCAACTGGCGTCCCTCCAGCACATCCAGCACCCAGCCGCGGAACGCCTTGGCGCGCTCGGTGCGTGCCAGCATGCCCAGCAGATAGCAGCCGCGCGGACTGAAGATGCGCACCGGCTGACGGCCGCCGGCCGTGTCCAGCTCCACAATCTGCGTCATCTCGCCGGTGAACTCGTCAGCGTTGCGGTCGTACAGGTTTTTGATGTCCTGCCGAGGGTTCTGATACCCCAGGGCGTAGGCAATTTGCATACCCCTTAGCCACGGGATGTTGTGCAGGTCGACCACATCGAACTCGACGTTCTCGAAGGTCAGGACAGCGGTTTCAGGCAGGTGTTGCATGACAAAACTCCAAGGAAAGCCGCATGCGCGGCGGTTTTTGGGCAAAAAGAGGCCCCTCGCGCCGAGCAGGGCGCGAAAAAACAGAACGCGAGGGGAAGGGGTTAGCGGGCTACGCGGTCAACCGGGCAGCAGGTCGAGCTGGCGCGGGTTTCCGGGCAGATGGCGGGTCCGGCCGATCGGCAGGTAAGCCTTGGGGTTGGGCGCCATGGACGGCGCGATGGTGCGGATTTGCGAGACGATGGCCACGCACGTGTAAGCGCAGTCCACGTTGGGGCACTGGGCATACAACTCGCGCGACAGCAGCGACACCGGGCGGCTGGTGCGGATATGCATGCGCGTGTCGCAATGCGGGCAGACGAGTTTCATTGAGAGGGTTCCTCCGCGTGAGCGCCAGGACGACGGAATCGATGGGCCGGAGCGCGGGCAGTCAGCCCTGGGAGGGCTCGATGAGCGGAAGGCCGGACGCCTCCATGCCTTTGATGAGCATGAGGCGAACCATGCTGGAAAGGGAACGGTTCTCCTTCAGTGCCTGGGCTTCGAGCGCGGCCAGTTCGTGAGGCATCAATCGGGCGCTGACAGGGCGCGTCGTCAGAATGCCGCGTCGGGCGGGAGAGACCGGGGGTTTCACGATAGACATGTCGATATACTTAAGCGGGTCAACTGGACAGCACATAGTATATGCACCGAACGGTGCAATTTCAACATAAAAAGTGGAGCAAATGGAATCCCTGGGAGAACGTCTCACCGAGGAGCGCAAGCGCAAGGGGCTGAACCAAACCGAGTTCGGCGCGCTGGGCGGTGTGTCAGTGAAGACGCAAGTGCTCTATGAAAAGTCTGAGCGCGCGCCAGACGCCAACTACCTCATGGCGTTAGCCGAAGGCGGTATCGATGTCCTGTATGTGCTGACGGGCAAGCATTCGGCCGCAGAGTTGGCGCCCGACGAAGAAATGGTGCTGACGGGTTACCGCAAGCTCGATGCACGGGGGCGATCTGGAGTGCTGGCGCTTATCGGCGGCATCCAGCCTCAAGCAGAAAAGAAGGTGAAGAAGACGCGCAACGAGATGGTGTTCCACGGCTCGGTTGGCGACGTCAAGAACATCAGCGGCGATTACCACGAAACCCGCCACCAGACGGTCCACACGGATAGCGGCAAGAAGAAGCGTGCCGACAAGGATGACTAGCCGTTGTTCCTCCCAGCCCGCCCCCCTCCGGAGGGGCTAGTAGGCAGTGTGGCGCTTGTCGTAGAGTGCCGCCGTCTTAACACCAGCGGCTAACAATAGAAAGAGGGGCCGCCAACTAGAAGTATGAAGTCACGTTTTGAATTTCACGGCGAAGTAGAAAAGGTCATCAACGGAACCACGATTTTTCTTGCGCCGAGAGCCATTCGAGACACAGCAGCAACCCCTACCGGATCGCGAGGCCGGCGCAAAAGACGCCAGCAGCTCGCTTTTCCTCAGCGTTGGAAGATGATTGCCCTGGTCTCGGTCACTAGTGCTGCGGTTGCCGCGCTGGTAACGAGTTGGGTCCTCGCGGATGCGCCTCTGTCCGATTGCCAGTGGGACGGCCACTTTTACTCTGTCGGCGCCATCATGCATGCCTATGAGTCGGATACTTTTGAGTGCGTGCTCGACCCAACAGCGCATCGCGATCCGTACTGGGTGCCCAGCGCCTGATCAGAATAAAAATCAGCGAGACTCAATCGCATTGCCTGGGAGCGGATATCGCTCTCCATTCCTGGGTCACCGGCTGTCGAACACGACCAATTGACACAGCACGACTAGCGCATCGACGCTAGGGAAACGCTGATCAATGGGGTCCGTGAATGGAATCGCGAGCCATCCTGTTCAAGGTTTCCGCATCGCGGGAAGGAAGTGCCGATTGAGCACGTTTTCCGCCGTTTTCGCGTGGTGCCTGGCGCGCTTTGCGCGCTCAGGACGGAATGCTTTCAGGGCTGGCCAGCAACTGTCTCCTGGCGAGCACCAGATTGGCGAGACCGAACAAGCTGAACAGTTGCGCCGTGTTCTTGGCCAAGCCCTTGTAACGAACCTTGCGATGACCAAACAGATTCTTGATGACATGGAACGGATGTTCGACCCGAGCCCGAATCTGAGCCTTGGTCCTCTCCGCCTCGATTAGCAAGTCCTTGATGGCGCCATCGCGCATCGCCTTGATCTTGCTGCGCTTGAGCGCAACATGCCACTTCGCACCCTTGCCTTGCATCTCGTCGCGCTTCTCAACGCCGGTGTAACCTGCATCGCCAAACGCGTCTTCCTCATGGCCATGCAGCAACGCGTGGGCCTGCGAGACATCGGACTCATTCGCTGCCGTGCCAACCACGCTATGCACCAGGCCCGACGACGCATCCACCCCAATGTGTGCCTTCATTCCAAAGTGCCATTCGTTGCCCTTCTTGGTCTGGTGCATCTCCGGATCGCGGCTCTTCTTGGCATTCTTGGTCGACGGCGGCGCTTCGATGATGGTGGCATCCACGATCGTGCCTTCCCTCATCATCAGCCCCCGCTCGCACAGCATGATGCCGATCTCGTCGAACAGCTTGCCAGTCAGGTCATGCTCGACCAGCAGGCGCCGGAACTTCAGCAGCGTGGTCGCGTCCGGCACGTTCTCGACCGCCAGATCAATGCCGGCGAACGCACGCATCGCCATGCTGTCGTACAACGCATCTTCCAGTCCTTCGTCCGACAGCCCGTACCACTGCTGCAAGAAATAAATGCGCAGCATCCTCTGCAGCCCGATTGGCGGCCGTCCTCGTTCTCCTTTGGGGTAGTGCGGCTCGACTGCCGCAACCAGCCGCGTCCATGGAACGACCTTCTCCATCTCCGCCAGGAAACGCTCACGCTTGGTCACGCGTTTCTTGCCCGCGTACTCCGCTTCCGAAAAGCTGGTTTGCTTCTTCATCGTCGTCGGTCCACTCCGTGAGCTTCCTTCCGCAACGTCCTCGGCTACGTCAGCGATGACCGCCGAGCCTGATAAATCAGCGTTTCCCTAGGTACGTTCGGCTGCCGCTATTGCTCGTCATGCGCATTCTTCGATGAGATGTCGCGCGACCCACTCCGCGACCGGCGGACTGACGGCGTTTCCGGCACCTTGAGCTTCTGCAAAGTTGGCCGCATCCAGTCCCTTGCAAAGCCCATGATGCTCAAGCGTTCGGCTCCGCTCAGCCATCGCACCCCATCCGTCCTCGACAGCGACGAGGCCAGAACCGCCGAGGTTGATTTGGCCGGGTGCGCTGCCAGCAAGTAAGGTAGGGTAAGCCCATCCCGCGAGGCCGATGCCAGTTTGTTGCGCTTTCGGCGCGCGAGGAAGGCTGTCCACTGGTCCGGCATCAGCCAGCAGCTCGACGGGGGGCTGGCATCCCAAACCGGCGACCATGAAAACGCGACGGCGTTTCGTGGGGACTCCGAAATACTGAGCATTAAGCACTCGCCAGAATCCCAGATACCCGCATTCGGCAAGGGTCCCGATGACTGCCGCAAAGTCTTCGCCATCGTTGCAAGAGAGCAGCCCCGTGACGTTCTCAAGGACCAGCCAGCGAGGCCGCAGCTCGTTGATGATGCGGACGACTTCGTAGAAGAGTCCGCTGCGCTCGCCAGCGAGTCCGGCGCGCTTGCCCATGGTGCTGAGGTCTTGGCAGGGGAAGCCGCCGACGATGACATCGACGGGGAGCAGATTGTGCCGTCCGCAGGCGCGCACGTCATCGAAGCGCTGGGCGTGGGGGAAGCGGTCTGCGAGTACGGCGCGGCGGATAGGGTCGATTTCGACCTGCCAGGCGGTACGGAAGCCGGCGCGCTCGAAGCCGAGGTCGAAGCCGCCGATGCCGGCGAAGAGGCTGCCGACCGTGGGGCTATGGGCGTGGTGCGGTGTGTCGGGGTTGGCATACATGAGCGTCCTGAAGGTGTGACGCTCGGGGGCGTTCCGGGGCGGGGCTCGTGGCCCGCAAGGTGTTGATGGCCCGGCAGCGCGGGCACTTGATGACGAGGCGCGTGTATTCGCCTTCGCCGAGTTTGCGGCTGCATCCGCCGCATCGAATGTCCTGCATAAAAGTCCGGTGTTGCCTGCGATCAAACGGCAGGATGCCGCATGCGCGCGAGCAAAGCACCGCCAGCCTGTTGTCGATCCCTCTGCCACAACACGACAGCGCCGGCACCATCACCCGGCGGTCGTACCCGATTCTTCCAACTTTTCCGGCTGGATCTCCAGCTCCAGCGAGCTGGTGTAGCCGCGATCGTTGAGGCTGTGCGTTACCTTGCCGACGCTCCACTGCGTATTGTCGATGTCCTTCTTCCACCCGCTCACGCTCGCATGCAGTGAGGGGAACAGGTCCGGCCGGCCGCGCGCCAGCGTGATCGAGAAGGTAGCGACGCCGCGCTGAATCCTGCGCCACGCGGCGCGCGCGCCGCGCTCGGCGTTGGCCTTCGATGCATAGGTGTGGCGCAGCACCTTCACGTTATCCGGGTTGGGCTGCGCGGCCACCGTCGCGGCTTTCTTCCTCTTCTTCACCTTGCCGTCCCGCTTCTCTTTCGTGACGGTGGCGTTAGAGGCGTCGACCACCACTTCGCCGCGCGTGCCGGCGCGGGTGTCCTGGTAGTAGGCCTTCACGCCGTTGTAGTTCTCGCGGTCGGCAACCAAGAACGTATGTGTGTCGCCCGCCGCCCGGGTGATGCTGACCTTCGGCAAGGCGAGGCCGGACCCGCTGGTCGGCTCGCCGGCCGGGATGAACAGCAGCGTCCCGTTCTTCACGGTGGCGATGGCATCGAAATCGCGCGCCAGGCGCGTGAGGAAGTTTGCGTCCGACTCGCCGGTCTGGTCCACATGGGCGATGACCTTGCCGGCCAGCTTCTTGCCAACCATGGACTTGAGCTTGTTGCGGGTGGCGATCGCCTGCACGATGGCGCCGACGGTCTTGCCGGCGTAGGAGTTGTCCCGCCTGGTGGTGAGGCCGCCGTCCAGCTCCACACTACGCGCGCGGATCGTGAGGCGATCCGGCGGGCCGGTGTGCTCCAGCTCGTCCACCTTGAACGTGCCTTTGCTTACCACGCCGGTATCCGCCCAGCCGATCGACAGCGCCAGGCGCACGCCTTTCGCCGGCAGCTCCAGCAAGCCGTCGCTGTCGTCCAGTTCGATGTCGAGCTGATCCGCCTCGAAGCCTGGGTTGTCGGTAAGCGTCAGCCCAATCAATCGGTCTTGGAAGCGGCCGGTGATGTCCTTGTCGCCGACCTTCAGCCGGTAGATGGGCTTCGGCTCGGTATCGCTGGTGAGCATCGCGGCCGTCACGACAGGGCCTTCGTCACAGTGGTCACGACCTTGGACAGCAGGTCATCATCGACGCGCGTCAGCTTGATCGTGAAATCGACCGAGCGCGCCGCGCCGTCCTGGAAGAAGTAGGTACGCCTCATGTCCATGCTCTCGATGACGAACTGCCCGTAGTAGTGGCCGGTGCCCTCGATCAGCGTGTAGGCGTCGCCGGTGTTCGCCATGGTCTCCAGCGCGGCCAGCGTCCACTCGCCGCCGGTGAGTTCCGGCAACAGCTTGCCGGACAGCGTGATCGTCTCATCGTCCTGCCCGGTGAACTGGCGGGCCGGCCGCCGGCCGACCCGGTTGTTCGACGGGTGCCGCCAGCCGACCTGGCGCTGAAACTCCTGGTAGGGGGCCGTGTCCAGGCTGAACACAAACAGCCCCAGTGCCATCATCATGGTCAATCCGTATCGGTGAGGCGCGAGCGTCCACGCGCCGCGCGTTGGTTCTCGATCTGCCGAAGCCGGTCTTCCACCAGCCGCGCAATCAGCCGTTCATCGCTACCCGCCGGCGGGTTGATGACGATGGTGATGGGCGCGGCGGCAGCCGGCGCCGCGGTGCCAGCGCCCGAGCTGGCCGCCAGCGGCGGCCGGGTGTCGAAGCGCACCGGCGATGCGACGGCCGGCGACGCACCGATGGCGATGCCGGCGCCGATACCGGTCATCCTGGCGGCCACCCGCTGCACGGCCTGCAGCGGCCCCTCCTGGCCGCGCGTGAGGCCGTCCCCGAGCCCGGCTATGGTGAACCCGCCCAACTCGGCGAAGACGCGGGATGGCGAGTGGATGCCCAGCAGGCTCTTGAAGGCCGCGATCGCACCGCTTGCCACGCTGCCCACGGCATCCGTGACCCAGCCTATGGCGCTGCGGATGCCGTTGGCCAGGCCCTGCACGATGTTGGCGCCGAACTCGGTGAACTTGGCCGGCACGTCGAACCCGAACCACTGCAACACCGGCGCGAGCGCGGCGTAGAACAGGCCTGCCGGCGACCAGTTCAGGATCAGCGCGGACACGCCGGCGATGCCGCCGTCGAACGCCGTCTTCACCTGCTGCCACAGCCCCGAGAAGAAGGCGCTGATCGGCTCCCAGTAACGGTAGATCAGGTAGGCCGCGACCGCAATTGCCGTCACCAGCAGGCCAATCGGGTTCATCAGCAGCACCCGGCCCAGCACCGCCACGGCGCGCATGACCACGCTGAAGGCGCCCGCCAGACCACGCAACACGCCCGACAGCACGCCGCCTGTGACACCGAGCTTGCCGAAGAGGATGTGCAGCATCGCGTAGGGACCTAGCACGGACGCCACGGCCAGCATGATCGGCCCCAGCACCAGCAGAGAGGCCGCCAGCGCGCCGACCGCGACGGCGACGGCCTTGGCCAGCGTTGGGTGGTTCTGCATGAACGAGGTGACGCCCTCGGCGGCCTTGCCGACCAGCTCCAGGCCGCGCGCGTACAGCGGCAACACCTTTTCGCCCAGCGCCTTCTCCAGGTCGTGCACCTTCGCCAGCGTGTCCAGCTCCTGGCCTTGGGCAGTGCCCTTTGCCCTGGCTTCGAGCTGATCGATGCCAGCAGCACCTTCATTCAGCCGCATGTTTTTGTGGATCTGCTGGCGCTGCAGGTGCATCTGCGCGAAGAGGCCCGCCGCCGTGCGATTGGAGAAGATGCTGCCGATGGCGTCCTCGACCTGCTTGCGGTCGGTGATGCCCTTGGCGGCCAGCGTCGGCAGCAGCACCTTCTCCAGCCACGCGAACTGGTTCTGGCGGAACAGGTCCGCGCCCTTGAGCGCACCCGGGTCCATGAACGACACCTGCCCGGCCTTGTCTTCCTTGACCTTGCTGCGGTCGGCGATCAGGCCGAAGTTGTCCAGGTTGTGCAGCGCGCGCTTCGTCGTCTTGCCTTGGTACAGGTTCTGATAGGCGCTCATCATGGCCGTCCCCACGCGGTTGCCGCCCATCTCCTGCACCAGCGGTTCCAGCGTGTAGTAGAACGCCTTGTCGTCGGCGCCCTTCGCGGCGAGTCCACCGGTCTTGATGACGTTGAGCCATTCGTCAGCCTGCACGCGCCCGCCGGTCGCCGTGATGACCTTCTGCACCATGTCGGCTTGCTTCTTGAACTCGCCTTCGCTCGCTAGGCCGCCGCGCAGCTCAATGACCTTGAGCATATCCACGAACTTGCGCTCGTTCTCGGCGCCGTCCGCCTGGCCGAACACGGCTGCGTTGGCGAACTTCATCTTGGCGAGCGTCGGCATCACCAGCTCGGCGTGATGCGTGTCCGCGAACACGCTCATGGCGTCGCGCATCAGCTCGGCCTTCTCGACCTGGCTGACGCCGTAGGCCTGCATCTTCTGGGCGAACGCCAGCGCTTCCTGGGTGGACTGGTCGCCCAGGCCCAGCGCGCCGATGCGTACCCGCTCCAGGTCGTAGTGCTTGGCCTCCCCCAGGCCCTTGAGCAACGGTGCGCCGGCAGCCATGCCGGCCGCGGTGGCGCCCGCGCCGGCGGCGGCCACGCTCCCGGCGCGCGCGCGCACCTTGTCCGCCGCCTGGTGCGCGGCGGCCATGCGGCGCTGCTGCGCGGTCACGGCCGCCATGCGCTGGGTCTGCGCCTCCAGCTGTTCGTTGGTGCTGGCGATGCGGCTGCGCAGCGCGCGCTGGTGCTGCGCCAGGTTCTGCGTGCCGATGCCGGCGTCCGCCAGCCGCCCGCGCACCTGGTGCAGCTTTTCGGCCAGCTCCGATTGCCGCACCTTGAGCGCTTGCGCTTCACGCTTGGCGGCCTCGAAGGCCTTGGTGAGCGCGGCGGATGGTTCCCGGGTTTCCTTGAGCTGGCGGGCCAGCTCGTCCGCCCGCCCACGCACCGTCTTCAGTTGGTTGCCGGTGATGGCCGCGTCCCGCGACAGCTTGCGGAAGGTATCGATGCCGGCCTGCGTGCGCTCCAGGTCCTTGAGCTGGGCGCGCGTGGCCTTCACGGCCCGGGCCAGGTCGTTGTTGGCGTTCATCAGGTTGCGTAGCGGCCGCGTGGCCTTGTCCACGGCGGCCAGCACCACCTCCAGGCGCAAGCGGCGGGCGTCGCTCATTCCTCGGCCCCGCTACGTTCGCGCGCGCGTTCGCGCCACTTCATCAGCTCCACGATACCCATGGCGTACAGCTCCTCTAGGCGGAACGAGAAAATCACGCCGATGTCTGCGGCGGCGTCTTCGACTCGTTCGGGAAGGTGTCCTGCTGCTGCGCCTTCGTCAGCAAAAAACCGGTCACCTCGACGGCCAGTTGGGTCAGGTCGGCCGGGTCCAGGCGGCTCACGTCGGCGGTGGTCAGCGTCGGCGTGGTGATGCGCGGCAGCACCGTGTGCAGGGCAGTCACGTCCATGCGCATCAGGTCCATCAGGCTCACGCCGCGCAGCTCGCCGGCGCCAGGCTTGCGCACGGTGATCGTGCCGATCGTCTGCTCCCCGCGCGTGATCGGGGTATCCAGGGTGATGGTTGCGGTTTTTTTTTCCATGGTGGTCAAAGCGATGAAGAGTTGAGGTGTGCCCGGGCAGGTCGGCCCGCCCGAGCGAGGTAGGCGGCGGCCGGGTTAGAGGCCGATGGCGCGGCGCTGCGCGGCCAGGCGATCGACCCCGAAAATGATCTCGATGAAGTTGACGAAATCCAGCTCGCACCAGACTTCGCCGTTGACGCTCAGCTTGTAATAGGACAGCGAAGACTTGACCTTGAAGGCGCCTTTTTCGCCGGCCTTGGCGCCGCCGAAGTCGATTTCGGTATGCCGACCACGCACGATGATCTCCATCGAATCGGGTTCGCTGCTGTCCTCGCGCTGGTAGGAGCCCGCGAAGCGGATCATGGCGCCGGCGACGGTGGTGATGCCGTATTGCTTGATGATTTCGCGCATCGGGCCACCATAGGTGGTTTCGATCTCCAACTTCTCGTTGCCCAGGTCGATATCGATAGGGCCGTTCATGCCGCCGGCGCGGTATTGGTCCAGCTTGCGCGCGAGCTTGGGCAGGGTGACTTCTTCGCATTCGCCGGCGTAGCTCACACCATCCGCGAAGACGTTGAAGTGTTTGAGTTTGCGTGGCAGAGCCATGGGGATTCCTTGTCAGGTGGATGGACGCAGCTCAAGCCGCCTTGACGGCTTCGGCGAACTGCATCAGGTAGCGGTCGGTGATGCGTTGGCGGAACGTGAGGTCTTCCAGCGGCGGAACGGGCGTGTAGTCGTAGTCGATGGCGAGCTGCCCGGCCTTCAGCGTGTCCTTGCTGTTGGCGTCCGGGTCGAACCACGCGGCGCCGCCCAGCAGGTAGCCGTTGCGGGTCAGCGTGCGCAACTTGGCATTGATGCCCTCCAGCAGATCGCGCACGAGGCTGGGCGTCATCGGTAGGTCGTTCGCCCACATGTGTGCTTCCGCCATGGTGTCGGCCAGCACCTGCGCGGTGCGGGTGTAGTTCTCGAAGGCGAACAGCGGATCCGCGCTGCACGTGCGCGAGCCCCAGAAGCGGTAGCCGTCGCGGTGAACCAGCGTGGTCACCTCGTTGGCGTTCAGGTAGCCCGCGTCGGTGGCCGGGTCCTGGAGGTCCCAGAACACGTCGCGCGACAGGCCGGTCACGCCGCCCACGGTCACGTTGGAAAGGGTCTTGTGCCAGCCGGTGTCGTTGTCGATCTTGGCGCGCAGGCCGACCGCCCGGGCCGTGGCCCACAAGGTGGTTTCGGCGTTGGCAGTTGTGTCCCAGCCGACGAAATCCGGCCAGATCACCATCGCTTCGCGCTGGCCGAAGTTGCTGCGGTAGGCGACGGCCTCTTCCTTGGTCTGGCAGCCGTACGCCGACAGGTATGCGAACGCGCGCAGCTTCTGCGCGATGGTGACCAGCTCGGTTCCGACTGGCAGGCTGTCGAGCCCCGGCACAGCCAGGATGCGCGGCGCGACGCCGAAGCGGTTGCGGGCGGCCAGCAACGCCTTCATGCCGGTGTAGCGGCCGGCCGCGTTGGTGGTGCCGATCAGGTTGGACGTGGTCTCGGCCTCGGACTCGCCACCGGCGACGCGCACCACGACCGTGAGCGGGTTGGTCTGGTCGGTGATGGCGTCGAGCGTGCGGGCGAGCGTGCCTTTGTCGCCGGCCTTGCCGATGTAGGCCTGCGGGTTCGTCAGCAGGACGGGCGTGTCGAGCGGGAAGGCCGCCGCGTCGGCATCGTCAGCGGTGCAGACGATGCCGGCCACGGCGGTCTCGATGGTGCGGATAGGGCGCGTGCCGTCGTTGAGTTCAACAACGCGCACGCCGTGGTGGTAGTCGGTTGGCATGCAGTCCTCCGGGATGGTCCGACGATGGATCGTCCCGGCAGGATGCGGCGCACGCGCGTAGAAGTCGCGTGCGCGCTGTTGTAACGGCATACGCTACAACAAGTGCCGGCCGAGGCCGGCAGGACGCTACTCGTACCGCGTCCTCTCGCCGCTCGCGCGGCCACGCACACTGGCGATAGCCTCATCCGCTGCCTGCGCTGCCTCTTCATCGGATACTGCCCGGCGGATGACCTCTTTGCCTTTGAGGCGTAGCGCGCGGAGGTCGTACAGGACGGCATCCCAGGCCGCATGCTTCGCCAGGATGGCGTCCGCCGCCTGCCTGGCGGTGCTACCCGTTGCGTCGGCTGCGCTCTGCACCGATGGCGGCACGTCGCCCGCGTAGCCGGCCCCTTGGTAGGCCAGCGCCTCGTCTGCGGCGCGCTCGTATTCCACTGCACGCAGCGGATCTCCGACCACTGCCAGGCGGACCGCATCGGCCGCGGCGTCGAGCTGGTCGCACAGGCGCTGCCTCAGCGCCACCAGGAGCGAGGCCTTCAGCTGGGCGTCCTCGATCCACTTCCCGGCACGCCAGGCGTGTGCAGCGCTGGGCCGCGCGGTTTCGGTGGCGTTCACGTCCGCCGGCGTCGTGCCGATGTCGGCGATGGTGACGGCGGAGCCGTCCGCCTTGGAGAACAGGGCGACGCCGCGCCAGTCGGCCGCGACGCTCCAGCTCCCCTCGCGGAGGACGGCCACCTCATGCGGGCCAGCGGCGGGTGGCGCCTGGTCGGTGGCATGCGCCGGGATGAGCACGACGCCCGGTTCGAGCGGCGAGTGGTCCGCCGGCGAGCTGCCGGCGTACTCGCCGGTGGTGGGGTGATAGTGGTAGATGGTGTCGGTCATGGCGTCGATCGGTCAGTATTTGATGCAGGGGAGGAACGCGACGTTGCGCGGGCGGGCCATGCTGATGAAGCCAGCTGTGCTGGCTCGGACGTAGGTGGTTCCCGAGACGTTGTTCTCGTAGTAGGCCTCCGGAAAAGTCCCCGTCCACACGTCGCAGCTGGCAGCGGCATTCGCGGCCAGGCCGGTTGCGTTGTACGAGGCCCCGCCGTCCGGGCCGGCCGTGTCGTCGTGCGGAACGGGCGAGCCGGACTGCCACGTGCCGAAGCCCCGGCCGGTATCCACGCCGCGCCCGTCATCCCAGCCGCGCAGGAATTCGCCGCGCAGGTCCGGCAGGTTGAACGTGGCGGCGCCATCGCCCGCGCCAAACGTGGTGCCAATCTCGGCATACAGCGCCGCGTAGGTCGTACGACTGACCGCCGCGCCGTTGGCCTTGAGCCATCCGTTCGGGGCGGTGGAGCGCGCGAAATACCCGATCAGCCCCGCCTGGCCCACCAGCTGCCGCCAGGCGGTCCACGTGCCGCTGCTGGCGCGGTAGCGCGTGAACACCTCGTTGTCTGAGGAGTGGACGAGCTGAAAGACCATCGTGGCGGACTCGCGCCACACTTTGAGCACGCCGTGTCCGCTCGGCGCATTGGCGTTGTCGCTGGTGTAGTAGTACTCCCCAGGCGCCACCAGGGCGTTCAGGTCGCCCACGGCTTTGTTGCTGGTTGCCAGATCGGCGCCGATACCGGCGGCCAGCCCCTGCGCGGCCGTGACGGCATCCGTGATGCCGTAGCCGGCAAGTGTGGTCGGATTGGTGCCGCCCGTCACCTGGCCGCGGCTGTTCACGGTGATGCTGCGATACGTGCCGGCCGCCACGCCCGTCTTGCCGCTCACCAGCTCGAAGGCGAGCGCGGTGGTGCCGATCGTGATCGGCGCGTCGGTGGCGAGCTGCCACAGCGAATCGCCGTTTGCCGCGCCGGTCTCCACTGGCACCAGCATGCCGGGGGTCACCTCCAGCGCGGCGTCGGCATCAGCCGCGCGCGCCCAGGCGCCGGCCGCGGCAACGTAGATGCCGTTGTCCTTGCCCGCGTTCTGGTCCTTGACCAGCACCCGGTCGCCGGCGGCGAGCGTCACGCCGTCGACGGTCAGCAGCCCGGAGAGCGCGGCCAGGTTGGCGGTGGTGGCAATGCGCACCGATGGCTTGCCGTCCAGCTTCGCCAGCTCGGCGGCGATGGTCGTGTCGACGTATTGCCGCGTCGCCAGCACGATCGCCGGGTCGATCTTCAGCTCAACAGCGGCGCCCGAAGCCGACAGCACCACCATGCGCACGGACTGCGTGCGGCCAGACCCTTCGGCCAGCTGTGGCTTGTAGGTCTCCGGACAGTTGCCGTAGTAGCACAGCGTGCCGTCCGCATCGATCAGGCCCAGTTCACGAATCCACCAACCGCCCACGGTCTCAGGAATCACCAGCTCGGCCACGAACTGCCCGGGGTTGGCCTGGTCCTGCCAGATCGCATTGATCTGGGCGCGGTAGCGCTCGTTGACCAGCGCGGCGCGGTCACGGTCGGGCGTAGGCAGCGCGCCGCCGCCATCACCCACGGCGATGTGCGTGTACTTGCGCGCTTGGCCAAGTGCCTTGGCGTTGGTGTCTTTTGCCTCGCCAGCGGCGGTCGGAACGATGAAGAAGGTCTGGGGCATGGCGTTCTACTGAGAGACGGTCAGGATGTCGATGTCGTGGGAAGCGCCGGAAAGAGGCGCGGTGCCGCTCACAACGATGTCGGGCGGCGCGTAGGGGTAGACGGTCAGCACATCGCCCAGGTAGGCGGCGGCACTGGTGGCCTGGGTGCCGCGTGCCTCCAGGCTGATCTGGAGGCCGAGCATGGGCCGGGAACAGGGTTTCGCGTCATCGATGAGCCGTTCCAGCTCGGCATACATGGCCTCGTCGATGCCGGTCTGCAGGACGCCAACCTCCAGCCGGAACGACCCGCGCGGCCCGGGCGGATTGGTCTGCCACCACTCGATGACGCGAATCAGGTAGCCCAGCGGTTCCACCGCGCGGCGAAGCGCGCCGATCGTGCCCTTCTTGCGATGCACGAAGTAGGAGGCGGCCGTCACGGCGCGCTTGGTGGCGAGCGGCCAAGCCGGGTTCCAGCGGTCCACGGAAAACGACCAGGCGAGGAAAGGCAACAGCTCGGCCGGACAGGTGGCCGGGTTCCACAGGTCGCGCAGCGGCACCGGCACGCGCTCGATGCGCGCACCCGCCTGGGCGGCGCGGCGCTCCAGCGGCGTCGCATTCGGCGGCAACAGGGTTGCGCTACTCACTGGTGCCCCCGTTGACGATATCCACGCCGGTGCAGTAGCCCGCCTGGGTCAGATCGAGCGCGACGTCTGCGGCCGGTTCGTGCAGCACCAACTTTTCCACGCCCTCCACATGCAGCGCCGCCGTGATCGCCGAGCGGTTGATGTCGCGGCCGATGCGCCGGCGCGTGGTGCGGTAGGTGTCGGCCCGCTTGCCAGCAGCGTCCAGGATCGGCTCGGCCGCCGGCCCCGATGCCAGGTACAGCGTGGCACGGATGCGGTACGGGACGATGGTGGCGGATTGCACCGTCAGGCGATCGCCGAGTGGCCGAGTATCGTCACCGCTCAACGCGGTGCGTACAGCCGCCAACAGGCTCTCGTCGGCCGTGCCGTCGTTCAGGTGCGACAGCACCGAGACCACCACCTCCGCGCCGGCCGGGCTGATCGCGCGCGCGTCCGCCACCCGGCCGTCAGCCGAGCGCGCGAAGAACTCGTAGGCCTTGGTTGGGCCGGCCACGGACAGCCCTTCAAACGCTTCCTGTGCGCGCTCGCGCAGCGAGTCGTCGCCCTCCATTACGGTGGGCGTCGGCGGTACAGTGGTGTCGTCGGCCGGCGTGATGGTCAGACGCCGTACGTTGCAGTTCGCCGCGATCTGCTCCAGGTCCTCCCCTTCTGCGAAGGCCAGCATGACCCCGCGCGCCGCGTCGTTCACGCGCTGGCGCCACACCAGCTCGCGATAGGCGTTTTCCTGCAAGAGCTTGGTGATCGGCTCGGATTCCAGCTCCAGCGTGGTGCGCACGGCGTCCTGCTGGTCGGCCGGGTGCAGCGACACGAAGTAGTCTTTCCGCTCGGCCAGGATGGCTTCGTAGTCGAGCGTTTCGACCACGGCCGGCGCCGGCAGCTGCGACAGGTCGATGATGGCCATGGTCAGCTCCGCAGGGACACGGACAGCGTGCCTGCCGCTTCACGGCGCGGGCCATCCACGCGGTCGGCCTCGATGTCGATCACGGGCTCGCCGTCTGCGTCGATCCAGAACCGCACCGAGGAGATACGGATGCGCGGCTCCCAGCGCACCAGCGCCGACACGGCGGCAGACATGGTGCGCAGGCGGGTTGCCGGGTTCAGCGGCTGGTCGATCAGGTCGGGAACCTGGCTCCCGTAGTGGCGGCGCATCACGCGCGAGCCGATCGGCGTGGAGAGGATGTCGCGCATCGACTGCACCACGTGCGGCAGGTCGGAAAGCGCTCGGCCGGTGGCGTTGTTCATGCCGGTCACCGCGTGCCCTCCGTCCAGTCGCCGCCGTGCTGCACGCCACCGTGGCCGTGCTTGTCCAGGACCACGCCGTTGGACGACAGCTGGCCGCCCTCGTGCGTCAGGCTGCCGGTGATCTTGTTGCCGTTCTCGCCGCCCTGGCCGGCGATGCCGTTCTCATACGCGAACCGGCCTTTGACCGTCACGTCGCCGTCGAAGGTGGTGTTCGGCGCCTTCACCAGCACGTTCGCGGCGGCCTCCAGGAACACCGTCTTGACGCCCTGCACGGTCAGCAGGCCGGCGGCGTGGTCGTAGCTGGTGAGCGCGCCGTCCGGGTACAGCGTGACTGTCCGGTTGGGGTCGTTGCTTGGAACATCGTTGGCGGCGGTCGGGATGCCGCACAGGATGACGGCGTTGGCCGGGTCGCCGCTCGGGCAGAACAACAGTACCTGTTCGCCCACGGTCGGCGGGTTCCAGGTGCGCGTCCGGCCGGCGCGGCGCTCGGCCCACGGGCGCCAGGTGGTGGTGATGCCACCGGTGCGCACGCGCACGGCCGGCGGCGTGCTGTGGCGCACGTCGGTGATGGTGCCGAGGCGCAGGAGGTTTTCGAGGAGGCGGGCGAGGTCTGCGGTGTCCATGGTCGCAGAGTGCCCGGGGGCGCACGCGCGGGTCACGCGGTGGATGTTGTATCAGCGAGGGTTACAACAGAACGGCTAGGGATGGTGTTCAGAACTCATTCCGTCGAACTGAGTCATCGAAGCGAAGCGGATGCGTAACAGACGATGCGAAGCCTGACGCGAACGGAACGCTACGCGCAGCATGGAGAGGCCGATTCCCGCCTGCTCGGGGCGGTTTTCCTTCATGCGCGGGCCTCACGCATCAGTCGCCCGCGCATCATCCACAGATTGCTCAGGGCAAACAGCGTGTGTAATTGCTGTGTGTTCTTTATCAAGCCTCGATAGCGCACCCTCAAGTGCCCAAACTGGCGCTTGATGACTCGGAACGGATGTTCCACGCGGGCACGAATGCGCGCCTTGACCCGCTCCAGCTCATCGACGAGCGCACCCGACACGGTGCTCTTGTCCAAGGCGCGGCGTTTGCCCGGGCGTAATGCCACATGCCAACGCACCTTCAACTCCTGCACCTCTTCGCGCTTGTCGATGCCCTGATAGCCGGCATCGCCGAACACGTCGGCCTCCTTGCCATGCACCAATGCGTGCGCTTGCGTCACGTCGTTGACGTTGGCGGCCGTGCCCACTACGGTGTGCACCAGCCCCGAGTCCGCATCCACACCAATGTGCGCTTTCATGCCGAAATGCCACTGGTTACCTTTCTTGGTCTGGTGCATCTCTGGGTCACGCTTGCCGCTGCCATTCTTGGTCGAACTGGGCGCGGCAATCAGCGAGGCGTCGACCACCGTGCCCTCTTTGAGCAGGTAGCCCTTCGCACTGAGTTGCGCGTTGACGGTCTGCAGAAATTGCTCGGCTAACTGGTGTCGCTCCAGCAAGTGCCGAAAGCGCAGAATGCTGACCCGGTCCGGCAGTCGGCTTATGCCTCCCAGCCCCGCGAATTGCCGATACAACGGCACGTCGTACAGCGCCTCTTCCATCGCCACGTCCGTCAGCCCGAACCATTGCTGCAGAAAGTGGATGCGCAGCATCGTTTCGACTGGAAACGGCTTCCGACCCGTCGCCTTGACCGGCGCATGCGGCGCTATCAACGCCAAAAACGCCTGCCACGGCACCACACGTTCCATCTCATCCAGAAATACCTGCTTGCGCGTGCGTCGGTTGCTCAGGTCCAGGCCAAGGTCGCTTTGTTTCATGGGTTCATCCAGCGTTGCGAACCTTCCTTCGACTGCCCGCGCTTGCGGGAGTTTTGAACACTATCCCTAGGCGATGCGACCTAAGGGCAAGCACCAACTGAGCGGTTTCTTGAATTAGGGTCGTCTGGCGGCTAAACCGAGTTACGGGAAGCGAAATCGTATCTCCGCATTGGGATGTCACGCCCCCAATGCGTTCCTGCAGGGAAGAATCACATGGCATGAACCGTGGTCACCTGCATTTGACTCAAAAAATGGGGGGTATATGGCACTCGTCAAGAATATGCAGCGACTGACGCCGTCCGACAGCCAAGCGTTTGACGTACGGCACAATCCGGGAACTACGGCACCTCATCCCGGCATCTATCGATGCACCTCATGCGGAGACGAGATTGCAATTGCAGGCGGACATACGCTTCCGCCGCAAAATCACAAGCAGCATAGTCCGGCAAACGGACCGATCCATTGGCAGTTGCTGGTGTATCCGCAGCAGGGATAGGACAAAAAAGGGGGGGCTATGAAGATTCAGGATCAGGATTTCTACCATGGGGTAGCGCTCACGCAAATAACTGAGCATAAGTCGTTTAAAGCTCTTAATAGAGGGTCAAGCAAATATGGGCATTATCTTATCAACACTGATCGCCATGTATTTGTAAAGTACAGAAAGCCAAACGGGGTTTCGTGGAATCACACCATTTCGCCTGATGAAGTGAAAACCATAGCGGCAGCCTGCAAGAAAGAAGATTTGGTATGGCTTTGCTTGGTCTGCGGTGGCGTAACAATCTGTGCTCTTGATAAATCAGAGCTAAATACGGTGATCGATCTTAGCTCAACTGATCAGCAGTGGATTAGGGTTGATGTTCCGAAGGGAGGTGGCTGCCGCGTTTCAGGGTCGACTGGCGCAGTAAAGAAGGTCATTCCTCATAATGCGTTTCCCAGCAAACTATTCACTTAGAGTCAACGCAGATTATTCGATTCCTAGGCGGATAGATGCTGGAGAACTATGTCGGTAAAGCGCTCCATATCGCCTTCATCCAAGCCGAGTAGCTCGCGCGCTGAGTATTTAGCGGTGAGCCCGTTTTTGTTCACCCGGTCGCGCAGTCCGAAGTGATGGACCTTGGCGATGCGCTGCGCGTTGCCCGCGAAGGTCACCACGGCAATATTGGCGTCGGCCTCGGTTTTCATGTGGCGGGCCAGCCGCAGGCGCACGAACATGGCGCGACGGATGCGGCCGGCGCGGTGCCGCAGTTGCGGCTTGCGCGGCACGTAGGGGCTGCCGTCCGGGTTGCGCTGCTCGGCGATGCGGGCTGCCTGGCGCCGACGCAGCTCGGCGGCCACGGCGCGCGCCAGCGTCCGGCGGGCCGGTGCGTCCAGCTTGGTCAGCATCCCCGCCAGCCAGGCCTCCAGTTCGCGGTGCTCACTCAATTCGGCCTCCAGCTCGCCGGGTCGTCGGCATCGTTGACCGGCTCCGGGTGGTGCTCGACCTGGTAGCCTGCACCGACCGGCTTCACGGTCACGCGCTCCGTCAGTTTCAGCTTGATCGCCAGGTCGACCGTGCAGTGGTTCAGGATCTCGACCTCGAACTTGAAGCCGTCTCGGCGCTTCTCGTCGTTCGTGAACAGCTCCGGCTGGTTGGTGCGCAGCCAGGCCAGAACCGGGACGACGATGGTGTCTGGGCTGGCCGGGTAGTCGGTCACGATCAGCGTCAACGTGTACCGATACTCGAAGGACAACGACCGCGCACCGGTGCCAACCACGTTCCCCTCGTCCACGAACACATGCAGCGCGTCGGGGTTGGCGGCCAGGTGCGGCACGGATGCCGTGAGCGCATCGCGCAGGCTGGCGGGCTTCATCATGGCGCGACTCCCCCCCCGATGATCGTCACGCCCTGGTCGCGCAACAGCTGCTGCAGGTCCGTCAGTTGCGCGCTGTTGGCGTGGCTGTCGGTGTAGTTGTCGGCGACGGTGCCGGCGACGGTAGAGAGCGCAACGCCCGTGGTGGCCGCATCAGCATCGCCGGCACCTGGATCTGGCACTGCGCCGGCGGCGGCGGCGTCGTGCAGCCGCACAAAGCCGCGAGGAACAACGCAGGAAGCGTCAGCCTGGATCGGGACATAGCGGGGAATCTCCTTGATGATGGTGTCGCCCTTAAGGCGGATCGTTTGCACGCGGTCCACGTACTGCGTGACGGTCACGGTGCTGCCTTGGGCACCTTTGAGCTGCGTGCGCAGGTCTGCAGTGGCTTTCTCGGCGGTGTCGGCGCGATCGACGGCCGCGTCGTAGCTGTGCGCCAGCCACACACCCAGGCCGGCGACGGCCGCCAGCACACACAGCGCAGCGAACGCGCGGTTCATGCGGCCTCCCGCTCTTCGGCCTGGTAGCGTGCGAAGGCGCGCGCCAGCTTCACGTCGTACAGGTTGTCCTTATAGGCCGGCCCGTTGTAGAGCGCGGCGAGGGCGGACCACTTCCCGCCCATGAGCGCTTTGTGTAGCGCCGGGTCAGTGGACACGAACCGCACGAAGGCGTCGAGCTGCGCCCCTTCGCCGCTTTGCATGGCGTCCGCGAATGCCTGCACGCTCGGATACCCCAGCCGTTCGCTGTGAAAGCCCATGATCTGGAACAGACCCCAGCTCGCCGACGCGAGGGCGCATTCGACGTCGATCGCCTTAGCCTGCGCGAGCCGCAAATACTCGGCGGCCTTGCCAACGTAGCCGCCGCGCACTGTGTTGACGATGTTGGGATACCGAGCCGCAAGCGCACTCGCGCTTTTCTTCGCGGCCTTGAGTTGCCGATACATGATGTGCCGCTCGAAGAGGATCACAGGCCGACCGTCCGGCAGGAACCCGCTCCCCAGGCTCTCGACCTCGTTAACCGCACGCACGGCGGCCACCGGCACGCGCAGCGCATCCGCCGCGCGTTGCAGGTCCGCCGCTGTCAGGTGCCCGGGCTGGCGGCTGCCGGCCCGCAGTGCCAGAACGGTCTTCGGGCCGGCGATGCCGTCCACCACCAGGCCGAAGCGCGCTTGCGCCACGCGCACGGCCTCCACGGTGGCCGCATCGTATTCACCCGTATCAGGTGCGGCGATGCCGCGGCCGACCAGCAGGTGTTGCAGTTCGCGCACCTCGGCGCCCAGGTCTCCAGGTCGCAGGATCATCGCGGCGTCCCCCGCAGAAAGCGCACCAGCCGGGATGCATCCGTGCCGCCTGCCATGCGGAACAGCTCGACCACGTTACCGCGCACGGCGAACACAGCCACACACAGCACGGCCGTGATGCCGTTTTGCGCCAGCAGCGACCAGTCGTAGCGACTGAACAGCACGCCGATGGGCACGGCGCCGGCCAGCACGATCAGGACGTAGGCGAGCCGCGACGCCCACGGGCGGTGCGCAGCGCCGTCGCGCTTGAACAGCAGCAGGCGCAGCGCGATCAGCGCGCACAACAGTGCTTGCACGATGAACAGGGCATTCACGGCTGATTCCCTCCACGGTTGTTGCTGTTGCCCCCCTTCAGGGCGGCCAGGAGCTTGTCGCTGTTGTCGGCCGCGCGGATCAGCGCCAGCAGCAGCTTCACCACTACCGTGGACGCCACCAGCGCGCCCACGGCGTTGTTCACTTCGGTATCGGCGGGCAACATCTTGGCGATCAGGGATGCGGCGAGCGGCGCCGACAGGACGCCGGCCACGATCGACAGCACGAGGAAAGACAGCTTCTTTGTAATGCTCAGGTCGCCGCCGGCATTGAGCGCGAAGACGGCCGCACCGGCGAAGGCGCCAAGCACGGTGCCGGCGTCCACGCCGGGCAGCAGCGAGATTGCTCCCACGCTGGTGACGGCGACAGCGGTGGCGGACGTACTGGTTGCGATGGGTTCAGCCATAGGGGTTCCTTTGGGTCAGTCCCACAGTTGCACCGTTTGCACGGCCGGCTGCGGGGAGGTGTCGGGCAGCACCAGCTCGGCCCCGTGCGGCAGGATCGGGCCAAGATCGGCGATGCCGGGATTGGCGGCCAGCACGGCCTCCGTCACGCCCGCCGTGCGGCCGTATACCCGCTGGCAGATGGCGTCGATGGTGTCGCCCTGGGTCGCACGCACGCGCATCAGATCAGCTCCACAGTGCTGCGCGGGGCGCCGGTGATGTCGCTGACCGCCCAGCGCGCGTCGCGGCGCAGATCGTCCACGGAGGTGTTCTCGGCGTCGGCCTTGCGGTCGCCCGTGGCGGTGGCGTCGAAGGTGCGATAGCGCTCGATCAGCCAGGCCAATGCCGTGCAGCACACGGCCCGCAAGTAGCGGTGCACGTGGCGGCTCTGGCCGTCGATCTGCTGCGCCGGCACGGCGGCGAGCGTGCCGCAGTCTGCGGCGACCTGGCCGGACTTCCACGCCGCCAGTTCATCATTGACGGACAGCACGGCCTCGACCAGCGCGGCGCGCAGCCGCTCGGGCGTCACGGTGCCGTCCAGACGCATGGCGGCGCGCGCCTGATCGACATCGATGTCCGGGAAAAAGCCGTCGTTGCCGATCGGCTGCCCGCCAGGTTGCGCCGGCGTTGGCAAGGGGGCTGCTGCGATGAATGAGGACATGGTCTTGATGAGCTGGGAGGCGGTGGACGTGGCGACGATTCGCGGCATGCCGGAAGGTCGCCACGTGCCGCCTCGATGCGCGGGGTCACGCTCGGTATCAGTTGCGGCCGTCGCCGTCCTTCGCGTCGGCCTTCGCTGCGTTCTTGATGTCGCGCTCGAGGCGTTCGATGTCCTTCTTGACGCCGCACTTGTCGTGCAGCTCCAGCGCGCGGCGCAGGTGCGACAGCACGAACTGACGCAACGCGGGCACGTCCGGGGCATTGGCCTTGCCGATCTGCGCGCCGTGGGCGTAGCCGATGGCCTTGTGCAGCTTGGCCCGCACCTCGTCCGGCATGTCCTGGCTGCCCACCAGCTCGGCCACTTCGCCCAGCGCCGCCAGATCCACCGGCTCGCCGGCCTCGGTCGCTTTCAAAGCCATGTTGGCGAATTCCTCGGTGATCAGGCAGGCGGTGGTGCGCTGATACTGGTCAGGCATCGACAGCCCGTGCCGGATAGCGTAGGCGGCGAGCGGCAGCGCACCGGCGAAGTCGCCCGCATCGATGTGCCACACCATGACCGTCATCAGCACTTCGTCCTGCATGCCCGTGTCGGCTTCCAGTACACCCGCCACCCAGGCCGCGTACTCGGGCAGCAGCGTGCGCTTGACCTCGGCCTTGCGCTCGATGGACTGCACCTGCTTGAGTTGGCGCCTGTGCTCGGCCAACTGCGCCAGCATCAGCTCGTGGCCGGTCGCGTAGCGCAGCGGGTTGCCGGCCTGCGCCGCTTCGGCAGCGAGTCGGGCCGTTACGCGAAGGAAGTGGTTGCGGGCCAGGTTGGTCACGCGGCCTCCTCGGCGTCCGTCAGGTCGAACTCGATGTTTTCGGCCATGGCAGCACAGTCCAGGTCTTCGACCACGTATGCGTCGTTGCTCGATTCGTAGTTCTCGATGCGATCGCGGCGGGCGTTGTCCACCACCGTGCGGCGGCGCGACCCTTCCTGATAGTAGATGGACAGGTTGTCCAGCCGGGTCACCATCAGGCTAGCGGGCGGGAAGAACGGCACACGGACCGCCGGCAGGTTGCCGATACGCAGTTGGCTGACGATGACATCGGCCGCCAGGCGCTCAGAGGGCGCCTGATCCGCATTGATGAGCGGGAAGTATTTGTCGGCAAGCAGTTGGCGCCCGCACAGCACGACCAGCTCGGGGTCCTCCGCGTACCACGGGGCCACCAGTTCGTTGACCAGTTGGAAGACCACCGCATCGAGTGTCGCGTAGTCGGCGCGGGTCCGCTTACCGTCCTTCAGGAGCTTGCCCACGACGATTTGATCGCGTGCCTTGCCGTCCCGCATAACGCGCGCGGGAGCGCCGTCGCGCACGTGCTGCAACCATCCCGTATTGACATCTTGCAGCAGCGGGTTGGCGACACGGTTGGAAGTCGGCGTGCGCTTGACGCCGTTGAACCCGATCGTCATGCGGTCCAGTGCCTGGCGCTTGAGGATGGCATCGCGGATGCGGGTCTGGAAGTCTGGGAACTTCGCCCAGGCGTCCAGCTTCTGGTAGGTGATGTGGGTATCCGAGTTGGTCTGCTCGCAGCGATAGCGGCGGCCGTCCAGCGTCGAAATGTCGGCCGTCTGGCGATCCTGCTGGCTGGTGTCGGTCGTGCTGGCGATCGGCCCGGATACGCCCAGGCCCAGCTTCTCGCCTTCCTGCTCGGTCACGGGATAGACGTTGATCTTGGAGAGGAATGCGCTCGATTCCTGCACCTTATTCTCAAGACGCTGCTGCACCGTCGGGCTGACGGTGAATTTCTCGTCGACGCGATCCACGCCGTTCAGCTTGGCGATTTCTGCCTTGTAGGCCGCGAAGAGGCGGCGGGTCTTGTTCTGCATGGTGTTGGCTCCGGTGGGATGGGGGTGGGCCGGCTGCCTCAGCAATCGGTCGTGATGACGGCTGCGCTACCGTCGCCGCCGGTGGCCGGCGGGCGCGCAGCGTAGGTGTCGGTCCGTTCCAGGTCGGCCTTGAGAGCGTGGAACTGTCGATCGCGCTCTGCGCCTTGCGCATTGAGCGCGGCGAGCTGGTCGGTCACGGCCTTGAATGCCGCGTTGAACTGCTCGCCGGTGGTCTGCAACTGCTGCGCGACGGTCTGCACGGCATCCTGCACGTCCGCAAAGCGGGCGTCGGTGGCGTCGTCGGACTTGCGCTGCTTGGAGAACAGCCGCTTGATGCTGTCGGCCAGGCTCGCGGGCGCACCGGCGGGCGTGTACGTGATCGGCTCCGAGAAATCCAGCGCCAGTTCCACGGCTTCGGTGAAGAGGTTGTCCGGGTGCTGCTTGCGCGCGGCGAGCGGGTTGGTCTTGGCCTGGGCGCTGAACTGCAGCACCTCGCATCCGAGGCTCGCCGGGTTGTCGGTCACGGCCAGACCGACCAGGTACGCCTCGCCGGTATCCGCGAAGCTCGGTCGCACCTCCATCGACGAAAAAATCTTCTGCCGCGCCTTGTTCATGGCGATCAGATCGGCGGTGGGGTCGATCTGCGCGAGTAGGCGCATCTTGCCGTCCTGCTCTTCTGCGCGCAGCGCGGCCACATCGCCGTAAGCCTTGAACGGGCCGGTGGGGTCGTAGCCGCGGATGTGCTCCAGGTTGATCCGCGCGGTGTAGGTCTCGGGGTTGTAGTTCTTCGCCATCTGGATCAGGTCGTCACGATCAATGACGCGGCCGTCGCTCGTCGCGCCTTCGGTCGCAATGCGGAAGAACTTGGTGGACTTCGCCATGGTGCTGTCGTGGGTGAGTGGTGGTGGTGCCATCTTCGGCGGTGGCCACTGTGCGGGCAACGCAGCGATGTTGTGAGGACCCGCGCCACAACAGGCGCCGCGTGGCACGCGCGCGCACGATCGGTAGCGTGGCGGCATGACCACGCTGCCTCCGCTTGCCTCGCTCTCCATCGATCCCGAAAAGGACCCGCGCCGCATTGCGCGCACGCTGTATTGGCAGGGCTACCGCGTCGCCCGCATCGCCGAAATGCTGGGCGTCAAGGCCGTTACGGTGCACAGCTGGAAGCGGCGCGATGGGTGGGACGCGACGGATGCGGTGGAGCGTGTCGCGTCCAGCATCGAAGAGCGGATGGCGCGGCTGATCGCCAAGGAGGTGAAGGAAGGGCGGGACTACAAGGAAATCGACCTGCTCGGCCGGCAGATGGAGCGCATGGCGCGCGTGCGCCGGTATGAGGCGTCAGGCAACGAGGCCGACCTGAACCCGAAGGTGGCGAACCGCAACAAGGGAGTGCGGCGCCAGCCCGAGCGCAACGCTGTCAGCGAGGACCAGCACAAGCAACTCGTGGATGCCTTCCACGACGCGATGTTCGATTACCAGCGCGTCTGGTACGAGGCGGGGCAGGTCGAGCGCATCCGCAACCTGCTGAAGTCGCGGCAGATCGGCGCCACGTGGTACTTCGCGCGCGAGGCGTTCATCGACGCACTGACCACGGGCCGCAACCAGATTTTCCTATCGGCCAGCAAGGCGCAGGCACACGTCTTCAAGCAGTACATCGTCCAATTCGCGAAGGATGCGGCCGGCGTCGAGCTGAAGGGCGACCCGATGGTGTTGCCCAATGGCGCCACGCTGTACTTCCTTGGGACCAACGCCCGCACCGCGCAGAGCTACCACGGCAACCTGTACTTCGACGAGTATTTCTGGGTGCCGCGGTTCCAGGAGCTGCGCAAGGTCGCCTCCGGGATGGCGATCCATAAGCACTGGCGGCAAACCTACTTCTCCACGCCCTCCAGCCTGGCGCATGAGGCGTATCCGTTCTGGTCCGGCGCGCTGTTCAACCGGGGCAAGGCGAAGGACGCACAGGTCAAGATCGACATCAGCCACACCGCGCTGCGCGATGGCCTGCGCTGCGCGGACGGGCAGTGGCGCCAGATCGTGACGGTAGAGGACGCGCTACGCGGCGGCTGCAACCTGTTCGACCTTGATCAGCTGCGCCTGGAGTACAGCGAGCCGGAGTTTGCCAACCTGCTCATGTGCTCGTTCATCGATGACAACGCATCGGTGTTTCCGCTCTCGATGCTCATGCGCGGGATGGTGGACAGTTGGGAGGCGTGGGACGACTTCCGCCCGTTCGCGCCGCGCCCCTTCGGCAATCGGCCGGTATGGGTCGGCTATGACCCCAACGGCGGGGGCGGCGACAGCGCCGCGCTGGTGGTGGTGGCGCCTCCGCTGGTGCCGGGCGGCAAGTTCCGCGTGCTGGAGAAACACCAGTTCCGCGGCATCGACTACGAGGAACAGGCCGCCGCCATCCGCCGCGTGACCGAGCGTTACACCGTGGCCTACATCGGCATCGACCGCACCGGCATCGGTGATGCGGTTTACCAGCTCGTGAGCAAGTTCCGCCCCGATACCGAGGGATTTACCTACTCGGTCGATGTGAAGACGCGCCTGGTGCTCAAGGCACACGATGTCATCAGCAAAGGCCGGCTCGAATTCGACGCGGGGTGGACCGACTTTGCCGCGTCCTTCCTGTCCATCAAGAAAACCACCACCGCCGCCGGCGGCCGCGTCACCTATCAGGCCGGCCGCTCGGAGGACACCAGCCATGCCGACCTGGCGTGGGCCTGTATGCATGCGCTTTCGCATGAACCGCTCGAAGGCGTCACCACCACCAACACCAGCATTCTGGAGCTGTCATGACCCGCAACAAGACCCGCCGCGCCGCGCGCGCGGCATCCGCCCACGCGCACCAGGCCACCGCCGCGGCGCTGGCTGAGCACCACGCCGACCAAGCCGCGCAGGCCGAGGTGTTTTCTTTCGGCGATCCGGTCGAAGTGCTCGACCGGCGCGAGCTGCTGGACTACGTGGAGTGCATGCGGATGGGCCAGTGGTATGAGCCGCCCATGCCGTGGGATGGCCTGGCGCGCTCGTTCCGTGCCGCCGCACATCACAGCTCGGCCGTCTACGTGAAGCGCAATATCCTGGTCAGCACGTTCATCCCGCACCCGTTGCTCTCGCGCGCGACCTTCGAGCGCCTGGTGCTCGACTGGCAGGTGTTCGGCAACGCCTATCTCGAACGGCGCGACAATGTGCTGCGCCAGCCCATGCGGCTGGAAGCACCGCTTGCCAAGTATGTGCGGCGCGGCATCGACCTGAGCACCTATTTTTTCGTGCAGAACTGGCAGCAGCCGTACACCTTCGCGGCCGGTTCGGTGTTCCACCTGCAGGAACCGGACATCAATCAGGAGGTGTACGGCCTACCGGAATACCTGTCCGCACTCAACGCCACGTGGCTCAACGAATCGGCCACGCTGTTCCGGCGCCGGTACTACAAGAATGGTAGTCACGCGGGCTTCATCCTCTACATGACCGACGCGGCGCAGAAGCAGGAGGACGTCGACACGCTGCGCGAGGCGATGAAGCGGGCCAAGGGGCCGGGGAATTTCCGCAACCTGTTCATGTACGCGCCCAACGGCAAGAAGGACGGGATTCAGCTGTTGCCGGTGTCCGAAGTGGCGGCGAAGGATGAATTCTGGAACATCAAGAATGTCACGCGCGACGACCAGCTCGCCGCGCACCGCGTGCCGCCGCAGTTGATGGGCATCATCCCGAACAACAACGGTGGCTTCGGCGATGTGGAGAAGGCGGCGCTGGTGTTCGCGCGCAACGAGGTGAAGCCGTTGCAGGACCGTCTGTTGGCGGTCAACGACTGGATGGGGGAGGAGGTGGTGCGGTTCGCGCCGTATGTGCTGGATCCGGCCGGCCAGGCGGATGTGCCGTAGCCGGCCGGCGGTGTGCGTCCGTCAAAGCATGGCTTGCACGTCTTGCACGGCGCCATCCAGTTCACGCTTGAGCGGCGCCAGCAGGCTGTACAGACAACGGCATTCCGTCGAGCGCTCGCCCCACACCTCCAGCAATTGCAGGATGCCGACGAGGCCGTTGCAGACGCTTAGCAGTCGTGCGCACGCCTCCTCCGTCGTCGTGTAGATCAGGGTGCCAGTCGTCTCCAACTGGCGCAGTGTCGTCGCGCTGGCGGGCACGGTGCGCTTGTTGCGATGCGCGGGTTCCGGCATCAGCCGTTGCACCAGCTCGCACAACTGTGTCAGGGCAAGCACTTGCGGGGGCTGAATGGGCTTACGCACGCCTCACCTCCGTCCTGTCGGTGACGACATCCTGCAATGCAGGGGAAGGGACGGGGAATTGCGACAAGGGGGCTTGCTCGATGCAAGCCGGGGTGTTGGGCATTGCGGGCTCCTTTTTGGGTGGAGGCCCGCCGCTCATTTCGACGTGAGGGGTGGCGGGCCAGACAGCGGGGGTCGAAAACCGGCAAAGGAGGCCACCGGCCAGCCCGAGGGCTGCCCCGCCCGGCCCGCCGTAAAGGAGAAGGGCGCGCGAAGGCATATGGACGTAAAAAAGCCGCCTATCGGCGGGCGTCCACCTCACTTTGATCGGGTTTCGACGCCCGGTCACCGCTGTTTCGGTGACGGGTCAATTCTTGGGGATGTGCACGGGCGTGTCAAGCGCTCGGGGAAATGCGCGCGCCATGGGTTTCCGATTTGGCCCCAGCGGACCCTGCTCGACAAGACGCTATGAAACCGGATAGTTTGGTTCGGCCAGATTCAATGCCACGAAATGCCACTGCTCGAACTCAGGATCGAACATGGCGATCTGGTTGACTTGCGATGCATCCCCGTGCCCGATGTCGATTGTGTCGAGGGCCCGCCGGACCACTCCGGTCAATCGCTCGGGGTCCCACTGCATTACCTGCGAGATCGTTTCGGGCCACGCGAACAGCCCGGCCAATTCGCGCAGGCGGGAAAACTCCGCGAGGCTGCCTTCATCGGCCTGTAAACGCGGCGGCGATGGTTCTGCTGCTTGATGACTCGTCAGCGCTCTGGAATAGGTGGCCAGACGCCCGGTGAACCGCAGCATCAGCTTGCCATTGCAGGCAGGCCAGCCCAGATGCATATCAGCGCGATATCCGCTGCCATGTGCATCCTTGAAATGGCTGTGGTCCACCACTGCCGCCGGCACCACCTGGCACTCCATGCCGATCTGCATCATCTGCACGACTTCGATCAACGCATCGACAGGCGAAAGATGGCATCGCACTGCACCGCAAGCCTCGACGATCGGGTGAAAGTGCCCATACTGGTCAAATCTTCCATGAGTGAACGTCAGCGGAGCGGTAAAAAATCCCTGCGGAGCGTTGAGATGCGGAAGATCACCAAACACCGGATAGGTCCTTGCTCAATGGAAACGTGGCAGCCCTCAACTGCCCGCGCCCATGACGGTTTGGGAAGCCACAAGCCGCGGCGGCGGCTGGCACCCGCAAATACACAGATCGTCGTGCAGCGCGACCCGGCGCCCGTCCGGGCCGTTCATCGGCAAGCGCGGTGCGCCGCTGCACTGGATCTTGCCGGTCGAATGGCAAGCCGGGCACGCGATGTCGTCGTTCTCGTGCGCGACGTGGACGCTGTTCAAGTGCAGTGTCGTGGCCGTGGCCTGCACCGTGCCACCGGCTGTCGTCTTGTCGCCGGACAGAATTACATAGCGCTTCAT